ATATCTGCATTTACTGATTGGTTAACACCATCAACATATATTTTAACACCACTAGCATTTGTGCTTCCATCATAAGTTAGAGAAATATGTCTTAGACCTGAAGTTAAAGTAGATGTTGTTGTTACTCTTATTTTATCAGTTGAGGTATTATTTTGTATTATAAATCTAACTGAATTAGATTTTAAATTCAATATATATCCCGGAATACTTCCAGAAAGTTGTAATTTGGATAATATATTAACAGTTGTACTACCTAAAGGATTAATCCAACAAGAAAAACTAAAAGGTGTATCTCCGCTAAAGTCAAATACATTACCCATATCAACGTAGTCATTAACACCATCTAAACTAAACCCTTGATTAATGATACCTGTACCATAAGTAGTACCATTAACTAAAGTACCATTATAAGTACCTAAAGCATCGTTAGGTGTATTATCTGCTGTGTAATAAGCAAGTAAGTCATTCCATAAAGTACTACCACTAGCAAATATATAAGGATTAATTAAAAACATATTACGCTCTATTACCGATTAATGTAACTTTTAAACCTGCTTCTGTTGCACCTCCTGAAATTGCATCTATATCAATAGTTATTTCTGCATCGTCTGCTAATGCTGAGTCACTTATTACTGCTGCTGTCGCTGCTGTTGTACTTGTTTTTTCTGTTGCATCTATCGTTAACAAAGTAGATAAAATAGAAGTACCACCCTCGTTAATATCTATTGTAGTAGTTCCTGAAGTAGTACCTGCTGTTGTTAATGATGCTCTAACCTCTGTTACTGTCATAGCAAAAGGCATTCTAAAAGTTAACTTTGCATTACCTGTTGTTAATGCTGTAGTTTCATCTGATACTGCTAATTGAATAACCTCTTGCATTACTTCAGCACCTGTGACATACTTTGAATCGTATGTACTACCATTGTAATCTGATACTATTAGTAAATCGTTTACTTCTAAATTAGCTGCCTTTGCTGTTAATTGTGATATTTTCTTTGATGCCATTTTTTATCTTTCGTATTTTGTTTGTCCGAACCATGAGTTATCGTAAGCTAAACCGAAGCCTCCCCAGTTTACACTTAAATCTTCTGTTATTGCAGTACCATCTGCTTCATCTAATAGTAGGAATCCGTTGTTCTCATCTACTATATTATCACCATCATCTGACTGCTTACCGAATCCAACTAGATTATATACTGCTTCCCCCCACATAATTAATTAACCTTTTTATTGTCTTTTTGTTGCATTAACTTAATTGCGTATTCTTGCAATTTCTTGACGTCTTTTTCTTTCATTTTGTATTTACTTCTCATATATACCAACCTCCGATATTTGTGTTACTAATAGGATAAACATCTGCGCCTGAATTAGTGTTATACTCAGGAAATGAACTTTGATTGTAAGTCATATAATCTACAAATCTTTGTGAGTAATTCTCTGCAATTATCCTTTGCTTTTCTACTAAGAAGTCAATCTCATTCTTTTGTACCGTTTCACTATTTTCAGAACTATGCTTATAAACTCCTTTATTAGCTACAGTATAAGCACTAAATGGTAAATACTCAACTAATCCCCAATGAATAAGCATCGGTTTCACATAGGTAGTTAAAAGGCTTAAATAAACACCTGACAAAGTACCTGCTTCGATATCTGTTTTTAACTTATTAAGTAAATCAGTACCTAAGTAATTCTGTATGTGAATATCTTGAGCAATCTTGACAAATTGAATAAATTTATCTGTATCTGTATTTCCATCTAATACAGTATATTTAACAATGTCACTTCTTTCTATTAATAATACTTCTGCCATTATTTAACGTCTTTTGGTAAGTTCTTATTATTTGGACTAAAACCCTTTAAAGGTAAGTTGTTAGGGTAAACAGATACCTCAAATGGATTCGTAACCTTAAAACCTTTTATCTCTGCTGCTCTAGTTCCTATTTCTTTCCATTCTGGATTATCTTCGTTTAAGTCTACCATCATTGTAACACGCTGCCATTTATGGTGACATCTAGCACCTCCCTTAAATCTAAATATATCGTAAGTATCTGCACCAAACTCTCCTAGACCTTTGTTTACTACCATTGTACTCATTTTGTCAATATCTTCTTTTCTGTACAATTTACCTGCATTCATCATAGCCTTACAAAAACCTCTTTCAGGTGTCTTATTTCCTGTATATTTGTAACGAACTTTGAAGAATCTATCCTTTACTTGTTTATCTTGTGAACTCCTTGCTGTTGGTCGTGCTGTACCTGTACTAACAAAGTTCCAAACCTTAGACATCAATGTAGGCTCTTTTTTAGTTAATTCTGCTTCTAGTTCTTCTAAATAAGCATTTAAAACATCTTCATCTTCTACTTCTTCAACATCTCTTTCATCTATTACTATATACCCCTCAGGAATATCCTCCCCTATCTCGTTTAAGTAATCTTCTAGGTTGAATTCTTTAGATAATTTAGAAACAGATTTTAATCCTATTAAGTTTCTGATTTCTTCTTGTGTCATAGATTCTAACACCTTGTTAGCTACTAAAGGAGACAAGCTGTTTAAGTTTGCCAATGTTTTAGCAGTATCTCCCTCTAATTCAGATGCTGTGTTAATGAATGGATTTAAAGTAGGGAAGTATAAGTCTAACGAAATACCGTTATATTCCAAAACACTATCAAACGCATCTAATAGTAAGTTCTGAAATGGCTTAATAACCATGTTATCAAACAAGTTAAAAGAGTTTTCTAACTCATCAGCATTTGAACTGAATCCTGTTGATGTAGCAATCCCAAAAATTAGTGGACTTGTTACCGAATGTGACAGCATAATTTTACGCATACACTCTTCACTTAAATAAGAGTACTGCTCTGCTGCATCATTTAAAGGAATGTCATCAACTGTAATAGCAGTATCTTTATTGTCGTTAAATGAAACTATTACCTTTTGCCCTTTTGAACCTGTTAACGTTTGTTTTATCCTAGCATTAATTAGTCCTTGTTGCTCTTCAGTAGGCACTCCGTTATTTACATTAATAACCTTAGTTCCTGAGAATCCATTTTGTACCTCGTTAATTAAATAGTCGCTTATTTCTTCCTCTAATAATGTGTAATCAACTCCACCTTGATAATCAACGTGAGCAAAGTATTTCATTCCTGCCGAATAAGGCTGTATATATAACACCTCAACTGCTTCATTTGAATAACCAAAGCTAGGTATTCTTTTTGGTTCATAGTTCCTTACATCATTCCAATTATCGCTAAAATAGTATGCTTCAATATCTCCATCTTCATTGCATTTTTCAGGTGCTAATAAATTAACTGGAATGTGATATGCTTTTTTAACTTGCTTTCTATCTTTAGAGTAATGTACTTGAATAGCACATTTACCGAATAGTTTTAAATCTAGACATAGTTGCTTAACATCTTTTTTCCCAAAGATTGACATTAAAGTTGCATACTCGTTAGGCTTTCTTTGAGCATCTTTTGCACTCAACCCTTTACCGTACATTAACCTAACAATAGAGTTAATAATGCTGTTATTAGTAGCGCTATTCTTGTACCTATTCATCAAGTAATCAAAGTAACTGTTTTCATCTCCCCACGTTACCCAGTCTTTTCTTTTATCCTCTATTATTTCAGGTCTTTTATGCTCTGCTAGATTGAAAATCTTTAAATTATCCATTATAAATATATAAAGTCGTTTGTACTATTTTTCTGTTGATATACACCATCATTAACTGAATACTCTCCTGTTTGGTCTGTGCAAAATACCTTAGCATAATGTAATAATTCAGTTGTACCTGTATATCCGTTAATTTCTAGTTTATCGTTTTGGCTTGTTAGAATGAAGCTAAAATCATTTGCTTGTAAGTAGTCGTCATTATCGTAGTTTTGTAGTTTTAACGTGTAAAACCTACCCTCTTTTAATGCAAATGTAGCTGTTAAAGTATCGTAATAGTCACCACTTGTATAGCTTTCTATTGTAATACTTTCTGTTGTATTTGTTTCTTCATCAGTTAAAAGCAATACAGTAGGCACTTTATCACCTCTAGTAATTACGTTCAAACTTTGTGAGCTTGTAGATGTTGTTAATACTATCATACATAATAAACCTTAAAT